ACCTCCGCTTCTCACCCCGATTGGTTCTGCGATTGTTGTGTACCAAGGGTAGACTCTGTCTCATCCTCGAGTAATTCGCTTTCTACGTCTATCACATCAGCCGAGGGCAGAATGCCAGCGGTATTCAGACTAAGCTCTTCCATTCTGGCAATGATGTCTCGTTTAGACATTGCTTCAACCTTGTTGACTGTCAACTCAGATCTTGTGATATATAGACCTGCTGCTTTGCCACGACTGACTTCTGCCGTAACCGCTGCTGACCAAGCACCATTCCGCATTGCCCCATCTCTTATGTCCTTCAAATCTACTAAGTGAGTAGACAAGTTCAACCCAGCTTTCAAGGCTCCGACCTGTTGGAGTTGTTGAATTCGGTCCATGACCCTTGGGTTATTCTTACTGGCAAGCATGGTACCAGCCCTCGTTGCGTTCTTCTCCGAATAACCTGCTGATTTGGCAGCCTCGGTCTTGTTCATGCCTTTGGCAACGTTCTGTGCGAACTTCTCTTGTTGAGGGGTGATAGTTCCTGATCCTTTTGTTCTAGCCATCTGTATCTTTTCTCCTGTTTTCTTGTCTAGCAAGCAAAACCTAGTTCAATACCAGTTATCTATTATATAAGTACCACTGTTCTAAAGTAAACCCTCTACATTACTACACACGTCATCAATGTGTATATTTACCAATTCATTACCTACTTATTACCTACAAATCACCAATACTCGGGTAATAAGACTACTCAATATAATCACAGCTCTCTACACTACAACAAACAGTACTAAATACTATTGGGCTATTGGCTAACTTGTCCCTTTTTTGCGTTTTTATTTTTCTTTTTACGCAACCCTATATACCAATAGCCCAAACCCCTTAACTAATCAACGCATATTCGCGACCTCCAGTGATAGTGATCACTAACTATATATTGAGTGCTCTCTCAAATCATCAAGTAAGTAAGTACTTACTTACTTAGTAAAGAGGTTACAACTCATATACTATTACTAGCCAGTCACGTACTCATAGGTATAATAGTAAAGTAGGTTGTAATAAATAACCTGCGTTGTTTAACTAAAATAAAGGTGAATGCTATGGTAGAATGTAATGGTGTCGTTAACCCCTATAACCCTCGTCAGGGTTTAAAGGGTTGCAATGCCCAAGAACTAAACGATGTTGTCAAAACCCTACGGGCTAATGGCAATAGATTAACTGGTAAAGATGGGGGTCGCGTGATCGATATCTTGTCTAATAACTTAAAAACTCTTCAAGATCTAGGGTCAGATGGGGAATGTGGGTTAATCAATCACGGTATGGGTCAACTTTGTTACCTATTCTTAAGTGTTTATGTCTGGGGTGATTATAAATTCGTATGTCAATGTCAAATAAGTTATAACTATGATGATGAAACTAACCCAATCTACTACGGTACGGTTGATCTATATAATAACGGTGACCCAAGATGAATAAATTCAAAGACGGGTGGGAAATAATACCTAAAGAAAGTGTCACGGAAGACATCAAAGAAGTCATCTCTAAAAGTAAGGAACAAGACAGAGTGGTAGATATCATGGAAGATCTACTTATGGATTGTCATACCGAACTTAGCTGGTACTTTAGTGAAAGTCATAGTAACTATGATGAAGGTCCAGATAGAGACATGGTGGAAGAACAACTTCCTGATAATTGGAAAACTGTGTATGACTCTTCCTGGCTTAATAATCAACCAGACAGTGGTTATAATATTATTGATCTAGGTTACGGTGACGTGTATGAAGGAGCCTCGTTTCAACAACGGGACATATTCATATGTTTATCAATGAACGGTTGCTCTTTAGCTAGTGCCCTTAGTGAGTACTTCAAGTTTACTATCCCAGTAATTGATCGTTACTCATTATACGGTATAAAGAACTTAGTAGACGCTATGAACGGTCACCTTGTTTAATAAATGGAGAAAGATATGGAAAACTGGATAGAACTAAGAAATGGGGGCGAGCTGTTCCAAGGAGCAGATGCTTCTGAATTCCCCGAAGCACCGTTAGGTAAGGAGATAGGTGAATATGCAAGTGATGTTGAATTTATAATTATTCACGCTAGTGAAGATGATAATTATACTTATATCACTCATCGATTCCCTGGAAATGCTGGGGATACAGCTATAGTTATGAGATTTGAGAAATATCCTGACCAAACCGAAGATAAAGATGAAGACCACATCTACTGTAACGGTGACCCAAGATGAGTATCTTTAGTGAAATAGAAGAAGAATACTGGTCTACTGATGGTAAATATTATCAGGAGTGCACCCTTGATCAAGAAAGTATTGCTTGTATAGTTTCTGAATACGTGGGAAACCTAACCCCGACAATGCCTGCTGGTAACGTGGCAGGTATACATGGTCAGGTGCCCGTTTGTGTTTATACTTTTGGCGGAGAATCCTCAAAATCCGACTATGTTTATATCGCTCATTATATATATGAAGTGGCTCATCACTGTTATTTATACCGTCTCGCGAAGGAGGTTTAAGAATGAAAAGAAAGTTCAAAGACGGTTGGGAAATAATACCTAAAGAAAATGTTAGTAAAGACATAAGAAGAATTATCTCTGACGGGTGGGAACAAGACAGAGTGGTAGATATCATGGAAGATCTACTCGCCAAATGCCCTAAAGAACTTAGTTGGTTTTTTAGTGAAAATGCTGATAGTATCGAAGACCAAGATATGGTGTATGCGCAACTCCCTGATAATTGGGAAACTGTGTACGATTCTTCTAGGCTTAATTTTCTACCAGACAGTGGTTATAATATTATTGATCTAGGTTATGGCGACGTCTATGAAGGAGACTCGTTTCAACAACGGGATATATTCATATGTTTATCAATGAACGGTTCCTCTTTAGCGAGTGCCCTTAGTGAATACTTTAAGTTTACTATCCCAGTAATTGAAAGGTATTCATTGTTAGGTATAAAGAAATTAGTAGACGCTATGAACGGTCACCTTACAACTGCTACTTAAAACCTTTAGAGTCACGTAGTCACTAGTATAATAGTAGTATAGGTTCTAAAACCTATTTGTTTAATAAACGGAGAATGTTATGAACAGTAAAAAAGCCAAATTGTTGAGGAAATCCCTCAAGCAAGGCGGAGTGGACTGGCGTGACTCTCAACCTGTGCAACGGGAGATTGATCTCCCAGATGGCAGTAAAGAGCGTCACCCAACCATATTTCAAAATCCCAAAAGCGGTAGGTTTGCCTATCGTACCCTTAAGAAAACAGTAGGTACTACCTAATGGCTACTTGGCGTGATGCTACCAAAGGTTGGGCGATACATACTGCAGGAGAAATCCCAGGGTATGTCAAAGAAGCTAGGTACAGGTGGGTACACTTACATTCAGATGACGATATGGCTCTTTATCGATGGGGTAAGTACCTGATCATAAAGAGACAAGACGCTCAAACTGTAGTAATGATGATGCAAGGAAAAGGAGGAAAAGATGACTAAAGTAATATATGCCAAGTACCCAGGCAAATGTAGGGTATGCGGAGGTAAAACTCAGCGTAATGAAGAGGTGGTGTGGCAAGCAGGCGGTCAAGGTGTGACGCACATGAAGTGTCATATAACACCGAGATCTAATAACGCGGAGTTCAACCAAGGCGTAGCAGACGTAGAGCGGTGGCGAGAAGACAAGGCTCTATTTGGTACAGAGTACGCAGAACAGTTACAAATAGAACGAGAGTTCAATGAGTATTAGCAACGTAGTTAAACTCCCTTCACCTTGGTATTTTACCCTCATCACAGGAGATGAGGGCATACCATTACAGAATATTGGCAAAGGTACGCTTGCTGAAGGGGATGCGTTAGTTAGGGAAATGGATAGACAGTTCGGAGAGTACGAAGGGCATTACACTGCTGCTAACTTTTTCAAACTGCCCCACCCTTACGACAAAATCCCTTTGACTTTTTACGAGGGCTGTGACATAACAGCAACTCGGGGCAAAGAAACTCTTTATGATGGTACTTACTACAACAAAGAGGAAGACCGTTACGAAGTAGAAATACCAGAGGGTGGTATAATAATTGAAGGAAGATGGATAATATGAGTACTAGCGGAGTATGTGAAAAGTGCTACGACACTGGCTATATTGCTTGTGGTAAAGTGCACGGGACTAACGAGTTAATCGTGAAACCATGTCCTCACTGTAAAACAGCTAAACAACTGTAACTATAAAGCTTTAGAGTCACGTAGTCATAGCTATACTAGGTATAAGCTAAGTGAAAACTAGCGACGATTGTTTAATAAATGGAGAATAATATGCCCGATAAAAAGAAATGCCCTACTTGCGATGGTAAGGGTGTTGAAGGTGTTTTCACCGAGGGTGTTTCAATACCCATCATCGCCTTTCCTTGTAAAACTTGTAATGGAGAAAAGTATGTCCGATAGAAAAATACCAGAAGGCTTGGTAATCTACGATAAAGAGCCAGTAGAAGTAGCCAACCCTTTTTCTGGTGAAAAAGTGACGCTACAGCCTGATGCCGTAGCCGTCTACGACGGTGCCAAAGGTGCCGAAGTTTTAAAAGATTATAAATTTATGGACGAGTGCTTAACGTGGTTCAGAATAAATGAACCCAAAGCCTACATGAAACTCTTAGACTGATGAAATGGTATGAAGTAACAGGTGATGAACCTCATTACCCTGAGATGGTCAAGCATTTAGGAAGTAAAAAACTTTTTGTCACAGGCTATAGCGAACTAAGTGAGAACAACGTTCAGCCAGACCATGACTACTGTGAGGCTATGGAAGAATGGGAGTTTGACCTCTATGCTAACGGTGTTGAAGAAGAGGTTTTAACCATCTTCGCACCAAGCACCAACGTACCTGATGAGCTACTAATCGTAACAGATGAAGATGGTGAGAAGGTACTTAGGTTTCGGTGCAAGGGTTGCCCCCCTTACTTTGTAAAAACTATATGAGTAACTATTATAGACCACCTGTCTTTACCGAAGAACAAGGTAAAGAAAGACTAACTCCTATACCACCAAGAAAATGTGACAAAGACAACCCGACATGGTGGTTGTCTTTAACAACTGGGGGTCTCTATAGATTCCACCACGGCACAGGCTGTTGGAGTAGGGGTTTTTACGGAGGACGTAACGCAAGTGCACCAAAATACGCTATGCGAGTTCACGACAAGTTCATGGAAATGACTAAGTGGAAAGACGGTAGAAGAGTATTTAAAGACCTGACCTGAAAGTTAGGTTAACTCTCCTCCCCACTTGGTGACACTTGGGGACAGCGTGGGTACTGTTCATTTGAGAGTAACCATTAAAAATCATCACGTCACCGTATTCCAGTATGTACCTATTAGTAATGTAAGGCACTTTTGACCCTTGTTGATACGTAAGAACCTTGCTGGTATTGGATTCTTCTTTTATTTCTCTGCCGTACTCTCTCCACTCTAATAATCGAGTAGCTCCAAAAGATATAGAAACAACTAAGTCATCTAGCGTAGGCACCGTGTCAGAGTGGTGAGGTATGCTGTCAGCACCAGACGGGTAATCACCCGCCAAACAAAAGGTAAAGTCTACGTCTCTTTCCCAATAATCTGAAACCACTTCTTCAGCTTTTAATTTAATGTTCAACATCTTATCAGTCCATGGTTTAGGCTTGTACAGTTTACCAGCGTATTCAAAATTAGACTCACCAAACGCTTGCGTCGGTCTGCCCATGATTTTCTTACCGTTGTACTCCCTTTCTACAGGTTCATCCCACTCCTCATCGTCAAGGTGTTTATAGGTGTACTGTTCAAAAACTCCTTTTATAAACTCATGCATCACCTGTACTCCCAAATCCACCCTCGCCTCGTTTTGTTCTTACTGACCAATCGTCTACAACTGTAAACTGTGCTTGAAACACTGGCATAAATACGAGCTGTGCGATACGGTCACCGTTTTGTACAACGTGCTCTGCGTCGCTATGATTTTTGAGGTGCACTATCAACTCTCCTTGATAGTCAGAGTCAATAAGCCCTATTACATTTGCGGGCAGTATGCCTTTAATACCTAATCCCGACCTCGGCATAATCACAGCACAGATACTAAGGTCATTAATGTGTATACCAAAACCTACTGGGAACCCCCAACTCTCTCCTGGTAGAAGCTGACAAGTATCGCAGGATCTTAAATCAATACCTGCCGCACCGTTTGTAGCGTACTTGGGAACTCCTCGTTCTTCTGCACGTGGGTCAAAGAACTGTATTTCTACTCTTGCTCTCATTTTAACTCCACAGGTTCTAAGTCACGTATTGCGAAATACATACCCGAGCTGACATCAGCAACAAACTGATCTTTAGCCATTTTTTCGTAACCTAACCGCTCGTCTATCGGGAAAGGAGCAAAAAACTCAACCACTATTGAAGTGGATGGATTGCTTTTCTCGTAAAACGTACATCTAAAAAGTCTTTTCTTACT